CCATTATACTTATCAAAAACAATATAGAGCAAGGAATAAAGATAAGGTAAAATCTTGGCAATCCAAAGCAGATAAAAAATATAGATCAAGTGACTATGGTATTTCAAAAATGAAAGAATATTCAAGATTGATTGCAATCAAGCCAGAAATACTTGAGTATCGTAAAAACTATTATTTAGCAAATAAAGAAAAGTATAGAGCTAGAGAAAAACAATGGGCTTCAAATAACAAAAGTAAAA